ATCAAAGGGTAAGCATATTCATGGGATGGCGGATTCTGTTGAATTGGAAGGTGATCTTGTAGATGAAGGCATGACAATGAAAGACTTCAAACAGCAAAGAAGTCGTCAAAAGCAAAAAGAAAAGAGGGCAGCAGATAAACTTGGTCCAAATCGTAGAGCAGGTATTCATGCAGACAAGGCATCTCCTGAAAGAGCAGCAAGACATCGTGCTAATGTAGATCCTGATTTTGAGGGTAATGATGAAAGAAATTATCCTGGTGGCAAATTGAGACCAAATAAAGTTCGTAAAGCAAAAGCACTTGGAGAACTTACTAAGGAAGCAAAAGATAATTCATATCTTGAGACAGATATGAAGAAGAGAAGAGAGAATAATGAAAAGGCAGTTGAAGATATGAAGAAGACCAAGGCACATGGTGATATGGTCAAGGCAGCAAGAAAGCACTTTGAAGAAGTCATTAAAGAAGAAGATCCTTGCTGGAAGGGGTATACCCAGGTTGGAATGAAGAAGAAAGGTGGTAGAGAAGTGCCAAATTGTGTTCCTTCAAAGGGAGTTCCCAAGGCAAAGGGATATAAGAAAGAAGAACTAGAACTAGATGAAAGAGCATTAGATACAGCAGAGAAGAGTGAGAAGGAAAGATTAGTTAAGGGAATGAAGAAGTCTGCAGCAGACTTTAAGAAGAGATATGGGGAGAGAGCAAAGTCTGTTATGTATGCAACTGCCACTAAAAAAGCAAAAGAGCATATGGATACCAGCAAATCTGACAGAAGATATTCTGTAGAGGAGGTAACTATGGGTGAGGCAGCAGAAGCACCAGAGGCACCTAGGAAGGGCAGGAGACCCTCTGAAATTGCCAAGAGGGAGAATCTTAATGCCCTTATTGCTAAGATCAGGGAAAAGGATACCAAAGGTTGACAGTACTCCAGAATGTCAGTAGAATCACTCTGTTAGTTATGAAGGATAAATAATAGCTCTATAAGATTACTTTATGAGCTATGAGAATCCTTGGAGATTCAATGAAGAGGTTTTTGAGTCTGATAGTATTCAAGATCATTTTGGTTTTGTTTATCATCTATACTGTAGGAAAACTGGTCGTTCATATATTGGTAGAAAATATTTCTGGAGTTTCCGCACACCAAAAGGAAAATCTAGAAAAGTTAAATCAGAGTCAGATTGGAAAAATTATTATGGATCATGTCCCGAACTCAAGTCCGATATTAAACTTTGGGGCAAAGAGTCAGTGGACAGAACTATACTTAGCCTCCATAAAACAAAAGGAAAGTGTAACTACGAAGAAACAAGACAACTGTTTTTGAATAATGTCTTAACTGAATCTCTTGACAGTGGGGTTCCAAAGTACTACAATAGCAATATTCTATCCAGGTACTTTAGGAAAGATTATTATGAATTCAGTTCAAATGCGCAATCTTTGCCAGAAGGGTGTTGATGACATTATTGATAGGATGCATGATCTTTGTTCAGATGGTAGATCTGATGATGCAGCAGCACTGTATGCAGAGATTCAAGATTGGGTAGTTCAAAAGACTGATTTGGAAGTCATGTCACTTGAGTATATTGGGGATGTTTGACAAAAAATAAATATACTGATAGTATGTAATTTGTCATGAGTCTTTGACTATGATATTAGAGCCCAGGAAGATGCCTCCCGAGAGGGTTGGTCTACCCCTCTTCTATTGGGATGTAGAGTTCAATTAATTTTAATGCTAAACTTCTTTACTGTAGCCCTGCCTCTGTTGGCAACGGTTACAACCAACACGGCATCACTGCCATTCCTCAACTATAAGATGCAAGGTCCTCCACCTCCAGTGGATTCAAAACCATTCTCTGTTATTAAAGAGTTTAATCTTGTAGATGAAAAGAAGACAGCAATCCGAGAGGTTGCACTACCAAAACCAAAAGAGACAAGGTTAATTTGTAAAGGGTGTAATGAACATGAAAATGCTACCCTGGCATACTTCCAGGATCGTGGTATTAAAGATAAAAACGCCCTTGCTACCATCATGGGAAATATTAAGCAAGAATCTATGTTCGTGCCTAATATTTGTGAAGGTGGTAGTAGGATTCAGTACCATCATTGCGGACGTGGTTATGGTCTGATCCAATGGACATCTTCTGATCGTTATTATGGATTGGGTGCTTTTGCTAGAAAGTTTGGTGGTTCTCCATCAGGACTTGATACACAACTTCGTTATCTGACTACTGAAGTTCAATGGAAAGAGATTGAAGACAGGATGAAAATTCCTGGTAAATCTATCAATCGTTACATGAATTATGCATACAGTTGGATTGGTTGGGGCATTCATGGTGCCCGTACATCATATGCATATGAATATGCTAATAAAATGATTATGGCAGAAGTTTGATAAACTGAATAGTAAGGGAGGGTTGACAAACTTCTCCCTTCATTCTATAATAAATCTATAAATGCGGGTATGGTGTAGTGGTAACATACCATCCTTCCAAGTTGTAGTCAGGGGTTCGAATCCCCTTACCCGCTTCCCCAGTTATCTGGGTATAAATAACCTTCGTAGTTATAAATCTTAACAAACTATATGAAATTTTTTAAACAACTGATGCTTGCACCTGTTGCTTTTGGTATGATTGCCCCCTCTGTTGCTAATGCTTCAGACCTTAATATTGCAGCAGTCAATCAATATTCTTCTGAGCAAGCAACAAGTGTGACTCAATTCTCTGATGTTCAACCTTCAGATTGGGCATATCAGGCACTTAGCAATCTTGTAGAACGTTATGGTTGCGTAGCAGGTTATCCTAATGGCACCTATGGTGGTGGCAAGGCAATGACTCGTTATGAAGCAGCTGCCCTACTGAATGCCTGCCTAGATCGTGTAACTGAAGTGACTGATGAACTCAGTCGTCTTACTAAAGAATTCCAAGAAGAACTTGCTGTTCTTCGTGGTCGTGTTGATGGACTGGAAGCAAAAGTTGGTCAACTAGAAGCAACTCAATTCTCTACCACATCTAAACTGCGTGGTGAAGCAACCTTTGTTCTTGGTGGTGTAGAAGGTGCTCGTCTTGCTAATAGCACTAATGTTGGTAACACTGCATTTAACTATGATGTTCGTTTGAACTTTGACACTTCTTTCACTGGTAAGGATCTGTTGAAGACTCGTCTGCGTTCTGGTAATTTCTCTAGTCAACCTTTTGGATCTTCTTCTTCGCTGTTCAAACTGGATAAGGCAGAAAGCACTTCTAACCAAGTACAACTTGATCGTCTGTACTATCAGTTCCCTGCCCTCACCAAAGGTCTCAATCTGACTGCTGGTGCTCTGGTTCGTAACACTGAGATGGCATGGATTCCTAGTGCTTATAAGTCTGACATTCTGGACTTCTTTGCTGTTGCAGGTGCTCCTGGTGTCTACAACAAGGCAACTGGTTCTGGTTTTGGTGCTCAATGGGCACAACCTACCAAGAAAGGTAAGGGTGGTTTCGTTGCTGGTGTGAACTATGTTGCCCAGAATGGTTCTGATTCTAGCAAAGGTGAATTTGATGAATCTGGTGCTCTGAATACTCTGGCACAGTTTGGTTATCGTGCTCCTCAGTATGGTGTAGCATTTGGTTATCGTTATGGTACTGAAGGCACTCGTGTTCGTACTTTCAATGGTGTTGCTGGCAATGCTGGTACTCTTGCTGCCAATCAAACCTCTAATGGTTATGCAGTGAATGCTTATTGGCAACCCAAGAAGTCAGGTATCATTCCTTCTGTGAGTGGTTCCTATGGTTGGAACACTGTAGAGGGTCCTGCTACTCCCAAAGCTGCTACTAAGTCTGAGACTTGGTTTGCTGGTCTTCAGTGGGCAGATGTATTTGCTAAGGGCAATGCTGCTGGTTTTGCTATCGGTGCTCCTGGTAATGCTGCTTCCCTCACTAAGGATGCTCTGATGTGGGAAACCTTCTATCGTTATCGTGTGAGTGATAACATCAGCATCACTCCTGCAATCTTCTATGTCTCTAATAATCAGGGATTTAAGAATGCTTCTTCTAACTATGGTGGTGTGATTCAGACTCAGTTTAGGTTCTGATAAATATTGGGGGAGAAATCCCCCTTATAGTGGGTGAGTGTAAAGGTAGCACAGAAGTCTCATAAGCTTCAGGAGGGGGTTCAATTCCCTCACCCGCCATTAATAAATACATCAAATATATGATGAAAGTCCATGTTAAAAGTAAGATGCAAAATGTGCAATATAGAATTATTATCACACCCAACACAAACTAAATGTTGTGGGTGTGATAATATGGCAACTATAAAGGGTGAAACTATAACTGCCATAGACTTGACAAAGATTGAGTTAATTGGTAATATAGTAAAGAAGGACAAAAAGGAAGTCCTTTCAAAAGAAGACCTTGCCTTTCAGGAGGCAAGAAAAAATCGTAAAGTTAGAAAACTGGAGTTTGAAATTAGATGAGCTGGGAATCCCCAAACCTTTCAAAAAAAGATATTGAACTACTTACAGTATCTTTAGATGATTACATTTTTTATGCTAGGCAAGATGGTGGACCAGATACAAAAGACGTAGAACGTCTTTTAATTCGTCTAAATGATCATCTAAGCAAATTTTAAATTAATATTAAAGTAGTATAGAATGTTACCACTGGTAAATAGTATTTCTATGCTACAGATTCATGGATCAAAGAACCTATGATAATTGGGTTAAAGTAAAAGAAACTTTTGAAAAATCTGGAAATACTAACAACATGTTTTACAAAAGAGCATGTGCTATTATTAAAACTGGAGTAGACCCTATGGATAGGTTCTTTAAAAATGATAATTAAAAGATTAGTTGAACTTATTTTGACAAATCAATTGGGACTTTTTATTCTAGGATTCCTCTTGACAGTTGTTCCAATGTTAGGCATAATGGTAGTAGCAGAACAATCAAAAAATGAAAACAATAACAATTACTGAATTGCAATCCAACTTTGATCAAATTATAACAGAAGTTGAAAATGGAAAAACATTTATCATAGAAAGTAAATATGGTAATGTTGCATTAGTTCCTTATGATCAATGTAAGGAAGTTGATGATCTAGTAAAGATATATACTGATCACGAAGAAGGTTGCTAATTTTTTTGGGAGTATAGCTTAATGGTTAGAGCGGGCTCCTTATAAGGGCTTAGTCTGGGTTCAACTCCCAGTATTCCCATTTGCTATTTGCAAATAGCAAATGCTCCTTTAGCAATCTGGCGAATGCAATCGACTCATAATCGATGGGAGGTGAGTTCGATCCTCACAAGGAGCATAGTCTTGGGATGACTTAAAAAGCACCCTGGTCGGGAACCCCCTGGAGTCATGGAGAGACTTTAAAAACCCTGGTGGAGTCAATTATGACCCTCATTAGGTTTCTTGCCTTCCCTTTAAAAGGCAAGTGGTGCGGATGGAGGTTACTCCCGCCTGGTTTCCAATTTCCAGTCAAAGAATTGGTGGCGTGCATGGCGAACCTAAATATTAATCCAAGAGGAGTTGCATAAACTCCTCTTTTTTTGTATAATAGTAAAAAGTACTTTTTGATAATGAAGATAGCACTTATAACTGGTATTACTGGGCAAGATGGATCCTATCTTGCAGAACTTCTTTTGGAAAAGGGATATAAAGTTCATGGTATTGTTCGTAGAAGTTCTCTAATCAATACAGATAGAATTGATCATATCTATGACAAAATCCATCTTCATTATGGAGACTTAACTGATTCAAGTAGTTTAATTAGAATCATTCAAGAAACTCAACCAGATGAAATTTATAATCTTGGTGCTCAAAGTCATGTAAAAGTTTCTTTTGAAATCCCTGAGTACACTGGTCAGGTGGATGCTTTGGGCACTTTGAGAGTGTTAGAAGCAGTTAGATTATTGGGAATGGAAAAGAAAACCAGAATCTATCAAGCATCTACTTCTGAACTATATGGATTAGTGCAGGAGATTCCTCAAAGAGAAACCACTCCATTTTATCCAAGATCCCCATATGGTGTTGCTAAGATTTATGGGTATTGGATTACTAAAAACTATAGGGAATCTTATGGATTATATGCATGTACTGGAATCCTTTTTAATCATGAATCTCCAAGAAGAGGTGAAACATTTGTAACCAGAAAAATTACTATTGCTTTATCTAGAATTACAAGTGGACTTCAAGATTGCCTTTACCTTGGGAATCTAAATGCCAAAAGGGATTGGGGACATGCCAAGGATTTTGTTGAGGCAATGTGGTTAATGCTTCAGCAAGATGAACCTGATGACTTTGTGATTGCAACTGGAGTACAATATTCTGTTAGAGAATTTGTTGAAGAGGCAGCACCATACTTTGGGATTAAAATTAGATGGCAAGGTGAAGGTTTGGATGAAATTGGTATTGATGAATTTACAGGAAAGGTTATCATTAGAGTTGATCCTAAATACTTCAGACCTGCAGAAGTTGAAACTTTGTTAGGTGATGCCTCTAAGGCAAAGGAGAAACTAGGTTGGGAACCTAGAACTTCATTTAAACAATTAGTTGAGGATATGTGTATTAATGGACAGTGAATCTAAAATTTTTATTGCTGGACATAGGGGATTAGTTGGTTCAGCATTGGTTAGACAATTGACTAACCAAGGATATAATAATATTGTAACCAAGAATAGATCTTTCTTAGATCTAACTAATCAAGTACAAGTAGAAGAATTTTTTGCAGAAGAAAGACCTGATTATGTTTTTCTTGCTGCTGCTAAAGTAGGTGGGATTGGATTTAATAAAGAAAATCCTGCTGACTTTATCAGAGAGAACCTTCAGATTCAAACTAATGTAATTGATTCTGCATATAGAAATGGATGTAAGAAACTTTTATTTTTAGGGTCTGCTTGCATTTATCCTAAACACGCCCCAGTTCCTATCAAAGAAGAGTATCTAATGACTGCTCCTCTTGAGGAAACTAACATTGGATATTCTCTGGCAAAGATTGCTGGATATATGATGTGTAAAAAATACACAGAACAGTATGGATTTAATACTGTATCAGTAATGCCCAATAATCTATATGGAATCAATGATAATTTTGTTATTGAACAATGTCATGTAATTCCAAGTTTCATTAATAAATTTGCAACTGCTAAAGATAAAAATCTTTCTTCAGTAACTTGTTTTGGAGATGGTAGTCCAACTAGAGAATTTTTGTTTTCTGATGACCTTGCTGATGGTCTTATATTTCTCATGAATAATTATAATGATCCTGAGATTATTAATATTGGTCCAGACAGAGAAGTAAGTATTAAAGAACTTTCTGAACTAGTTTCTAAACTTGTTGGATATACTGGTGAATTATTTTGGGATACAATGAAACCCAATGGAACTCCTAGGAGAGCATTAGACACAAGTAAAATGACTTCCTTGGGGTGGAAATCAAAGACCTCTCTTGAAGATGGTCTTAGAATTACTATTGATTGGTTTTTAAAAAACAGGGGTAACTATGTCAGGGTATAATTGGCCTTTGATGAAAAACACTCTATCTTTTATGGATAGAGTTAAACTTGCAAAGTTTGTTTTAACTTCTGATAAATTTACTCAAGGGGAAAAAGTACAAGAGTTTGAAGGGGAATGGTCCAATTGGTTGGGATGTAAACATTCCCTCTATGTTACTTCAGGTAGCACTGCAAATTTTCTTCTAGTTGCTGCAATTATTGAAAAATAT